GACTATGTCATACGTATGTCGGGTATCCATGACGTTTATCGGGATCGGCGTATCCCGACTGTCATAACCGTCACAGATAACCCCAACGTCACTATGTCCGTTGTGTAGACCAGTATGGTCATCTCGTGACATACCCGACAAAGCCATTAGGGTCTGTCGAGTGTTAAGGGTCCATGACTTGTTCTCTTTGAAATGGGAGAGACCTATAAGCGGTTCTTCGGTATCCTCGAAACCGTCTTCATATCCCATTTTGTACGCTTCTTCAACCGCCACACGCAGGTTGATAACCTGCATATCTGGTTCTTCTTGCATGGGTTGTTACACCTGGTTGTGCCCCTCACCTGTCGGGTGTTGGGGACACACCAGGATAAGTTAGTTTCCCTGTCGTATCTCATAATGGGCGTGTGTCCCTGATTCTGTGTCTCACTGCCATTTATCTATGCGGTTTGTTGAATTAACCTTGATCACCTACTTAACTCCCCTTACCTATTGCGTTTCAGTACGTTACGTCTCAGACATAGGTCAGGTGTTTCACCAGGCAGTCTTTCACTGCGTGAGAGATTTCAGTCTTCAGGAGATTACTCTTACTGCAGTTATTGGCCTTTGCTATCAGTGTTAGGCCTATGCAATAAGCGTGGCGAGTATCGGCCCTTCGAGATACGTCTATGATTAGGATCACTCCCGATCCATCACATAGAGGTGTATGTATCCTACTGCCCTTGCTCTCTCGATGAGAGTGCTGGAACACTGCCCTTGCTCTCTCGATGAGAGTGCTGGAACACTGCCCTTGCTCTCTCGGTCATAGGACAGCAGAATAACGATCCTTGGGAATAGCCAGGATTGACTTCCACACCACTTAGGCGGTTGCGTCTATTGTCCAACTTAACGGGAAAGTTCTGTGCCTTGGTCTGTCAGAACTAACGGGCAGGCCTTATCTCAGGCCTCAACTTTTTGTCTCTCACGCACGCTTTACTTCTTCCGTCATTGTGGCTAAAGTCTCACTGACTTGCCCCTATCACTGGGACTTTTGATGATTTAGTCCACCCGTCTATTGGCAAACATCACACCTACTAACCCAGTGGGAGGCAGCTTACATCAGAAAGCATCTTAGGGCCTTGATGGGCAAATCCCAGGGGTGCGATCCTCATCAAACGCATATCTACAGAAGGGTGCATCTGTATTAAGACTTTTGTCCGATATCCACACAAGTCCATACACACAAGTTATGTGCATACAGAACAGCATACATGTGAGTTATATCTGTGTCTCTCGACGCACACCCCTCTCGTCATGGCTGACCGTATCTTACGCGGGTGGCTACAGGTATCTGGATACAGGTGACTGGCTACAGGTGACTGGCTACAGGTGACTGGTTACAGGTGTGCGGGTGGCTACAGGTGTCTGTGTACAGGTGTATGTCAATTAGACAACTATATGCGGTGTCGACAGCCCCATGCTCGATACGGGGTGCTTGTCTCGCACGTGCACACACGGACCTGCTGACGGCACACGGACCTGCTGACGGCACACAAGCCCCAGGCACGGGCCTTTGAGTGTACATATCTGTACGGAGGTGTACGTATCTGTCCACTACATCAATGTACATATCTGTGTGCTGGTGTCCATGTGTGTACATGGCCCCGTCGAGATTGGACACCTCTTTGCCCACCCACGTGGCATAGGGAGGGCTTCCAGTGTGGGGTGTGCAACAAGCAGACACCATGCGCGACAGCGGGGAGCCAACACAGCCGTTCGGCCAACACAGCCGTTCGGCCAACACAGCCGTTCGGCCAACACAGCCGTTCGGCCAGTACCGTGTGCGAGGTCATACAGCGTCCGTGAGCGGGCGCACAGGCGGCGTGGACAGTGACATGATGATTGGGTCAGACACAACCGTGCGACGGTACGCAGGCGGCTGTGAGCGGCCATGAACGTGTCTGTGCACCGCCGTGGACACAGGTGCGGGGCACGTCGCGGCCAGGGCGATGGGGGCACACCCATGCCCCCGTCAAAACCACATGGCTCACAGGTCGGTGTCGACACGAGCCGTGAATTATTTGCACAGTCACTCAGCACCAGCATATCCGTCCGTTACCAGTATCGTTTTATGTGCACAGACACCGAGAACTGTGCATCTATGGCAAAGGTTTAAGTGCCACCCCCTCTAACCCCCATGTACAGCATGGGACGTGACGGTGCGGGGCATCGTACTGTGGATGCAGACACGCAGACTGCATCACAGGCACACTGCTCGGACGCCGATGCAGACTGTGCCATGTCGCACTCACATGAAACAACCGACCGTGGTGACGCATCCTCGACCCACCGCAAGGGTGGGCCTCGGATGCTTGTCACGCTCACCATACATGGGGGTGGGGGGCGTGAAGCCACGGGACTGTCCAGCACGCGGCGTGTCTGCACTGATGGTGGGACTTCTGCACGAGACACACATCCTGCACACCACGCCGATGCAAACCCACTCCCGTGGCTCGCACTTGACTGGGACACGTTCGTGACGGATGACCGTGATCCACGCATTGACCAGAACCTTCCAATGCACGTTGCCGAGAGTGCAGGGCAGACTGGGTTTGACCCGACTGATGCAGATGAGAATGTGGCCCACTGGCGTGCCCTGGATGAGCTTCAGCACGGGCGTGGCGAACAGGACCGTGCAACGCAGGTGCATGAAGCCACCGTCGAGCGGGCACTGGATGTGGTCTGTGGACAATTCGGTGTCACACCGCATCAGCGTGACCGCGCACAGTTCCTCGTTGACCAGACTGGTGTCAAATCACTCGTGCCAAGCGGCCCACTCGAAGTGGCCGTCCTTGCCGTCGTCACAACCGTGATTGACGAGGACCGTACCCGCTATGGCCGTGCAGGACGGGCCGTGCAATCAGCCCTGCGCGACACGGCCTGTGAAGAACTGGTCAGTGCGTACAACGTATCGTACTCACAACTTCACGATGCACGAACCCGACTGCGTGCCCACGACGCCTACGACAGCCCGAATGCGTGACCATGACTGTGTTCGACACGCCTTTTCCGTTTTTTATAAGACCCTGGTTATAATATAATGGGTGAAGCGGTGGTGACAGACACGGTGGTGGGCATGGCCGTGGGGCACACGGAGCGTCCAGCCACGGGGCTGTTATCACCATAGAAGTGCCCACCACAACGGTGGGTAACATGGACATGACGCAGACAGAACAGCGATACTTACCACCTGCCTATGCAACTGCCGAGTCGCACGACCCTGCGGCACGGGCCGTGGTTGAACAGCAGGTGGCCGCACTGTGGACGGCACGAGATCGTGCGGTGCAGGCTGGCGCTGACGAGACGGGCGGTGCACGAACGGCAGTTGAAGATGGGAGTGACAAGACACTGCATGTGTCGTCAGTGTGAGGATGCGGCTGCACAGGAAGCGTGTGCGTTCGATGCCGATGAACACCACCCTGACCAGTGGGATGGCGACCAGTTGCGTGACAGCAATGACCGTCGTTACAATCCGTATCAGGGGTCGGTGTCGCCCACGGAGGGTCGGTGCAACGCCACGCTCGACGCATGGGAGGATAGATACGGGGAGCCACGGTACTGTATGGCACTTCCCGAATCGACGTTCATTGACGACGGCAGTGAATACTGTCGCGTCCACAGCAAGCAAGACCCATTCATGGATAGAGCAAGTGACGTGTTCACGCACGGGTATTACTCCAAGACGATTCGCCATGTGTTTGAGCACTTAGAGCCGTGGCAGAAGTTGACGGCCTTGGGCTGGTACGATTCGTATGTCCAAGAGTCTCGATTCGAGTTTGATGCGAGTTTCGAGGAGTATCGCATTGACTTCAGTGACTACGATGGTTCGTTGCCACTCGAAGTGGAGGCACAACTGAACGAGCGTGGCGAGATGGTCGTTGGGGTGCCGATTCCACACACCCATGCAGTGCGTGCGTTCGCACTGTACCGTGCGGCACTGGCAGATGTGAAGGCAGGCCTGGCAGATCGGGCCTTGCTGGACACGAGTGATGGCACGGCAATGGAACGCGAGACGGTCGTCGGAACGACGGAGAGTGGTACGGTCACGGACTTCGACGAACATCACCTGAACCTGCCGCTGTCACGCATCGACAAGGACAAAGAGGAGTTGCTGGCATTTGGCGGTGTCCCGATTGATGGGACTGATGATGGTGTTGGCACGGGCGCATCGTCTCCAGATCAGTTGATTCTGGATTTGGAGGAGACGAGTGCACTGCGCTCAGACCCGAATCCGATTGAACAGGAGATGCTGGACACGGATGCCGATGCAGATGTGGATGCAGTGTCAGGCACAGACGGTGACGTGGACGCCGATGCAGATGGCGACGGCACGTAGCTGAAGGCACGAGCATGATGGACACACCCCAGGCGGCGTTGGCAGATGCCGATGAGTCACAACTGTCGCGGCTGAAGCGTGACCCACGGCTGTACATTTCAAACGTGTGGCCCCACCCGAATGACCGCCAGCGCAACTACGACTTTCGCACGACGAGTGGGGATCAGAAATTGTCGTACCTGCTGGCGGATGCAGGCCCGTTGAATCCACACGCCTGGGGTGGCATCAACATCTTCCTGATGGCACGGGGCTTGCTCAAGACGACGACGTTGCAGATGATACTGAACTGGGCGTTCCAGTTCTATGGGCCACAGGGCTTGGAGGCATACATGGCGGCCCCGCGTGAGGACCAGACCACAGAGTTTGTGAGCAAGTTGCGTGAGAAGTTCGAGTGGTCGGGGCTGACACAGTACCGTGTGAAGAACGCCGCCAAGCACCAGAAGTTCAAGTTCGACCCCGACAATGCGCCAACAGCGTATGCGAGTTTCAAGTCAGATTCGGGGTGGGGCAGTGGTGATGCAATGCGTGGCCCGCACAGCCATATCGGCATTTACGATGAGTTTCAGGATGCCTCGGCCAAGTCGTTCAATGCAGGCTTTTATGAAGTGATTGATCAGTCGATTGCAGGCGTGCCGTTCTTCCCAGTCATGTTTCTGTTGGGCACGCCGAAGATGGAAGGGTCGTTTTTCGAGGAGATGTGGGAGCGGTCAGACCAGCGTGAGTGGATGCCCGATGCGGGTGGACACGGTGATGATGGGGCATGGGTTGCCCAGTCCGAGAGCACCACCTATGGCGATGGCAAGGCAGGTGACAGCATGAGCGTGGTGGGCTGGCACATTGACCAGCCAACAGCGCCGTTGCACTCACCAGCACAGGTGGCTGCGAAACGCGACATGAAAAGCGAACAGGAGTTCAAGAATGAGGTGTTGGCAGAGTTTTACTCGCCCGAGGACCACCTGCTCTCGGAACGCCACATCGATGCGATTGCAGACCCGACACTGGCCTTCGTTGACAATCAGCGGGCTGCCGACAACTGGCTGACGATTGGTATTGACTGGGGTGGTGGCACTGACCGCAAGGCGGCTGATACAGTCATCGTTGTGATGGAGCACGCCGAGTACGAGGACGGCAGTGTGGAGTCAATTGTTAATGATGTGACGTTCCTGCCTGAGACGATGACGAAGGATGAGGAGTTTATGGAGTTGGAAAAGCGCATCATCCAGTTCGACCCTGAGATGGTTGTCGTCGACGAGGGGTATGGTGCGAAGGCACGGCAGGATTTACAGCAGGGCAATCACACGATGGACAGTGACGGCTACGAGGTGGTGAAGGGCTGTCGGTTTGGCAACATCAGTGATCGGCACACGGTCAAGTGGAAGGACAGTGACGAGAAAGCCCTGTTCACGGCGGATAAGACGCACATGGCGAAGTCGTTTGTTGATTTCGTGAAGGCAGAGCGGTTGACGTTGCCTGCGGGCAATCTCGATACGGGTGCACATGGCCGTGATGATGCAACGGGAACACGGCTGTACCGACACCTGACAGCCCCATACGAGGAGCGCAAGGAGACACGCAGTGGGCGCAAGAAGTCCACCATCACGTCAGAGAGTGGTGACAATGACGATGCCTTCGACGCCTGTCTGTATGCGTTCATGGCGTATCATGCAGACAAGTTGGGGCCGACAGAGACGCCTGTGCGCTTTGGCGGCACGTCGGTGCCAGGCGCACGGTGATGGCGACCCGCCTTTATAAGACCCTGGTTATAATATAATGGGTGAAGCGGGGACGACGGGACTGGCAGTAACACAGGATACACATGAGTGACATGGATGGCGAGGACGCGGATGACGGTTTGGGGCACGCCTCATCGTACACGGGGTTCAACCTCGACGCGGAGTATCTGACGCCGACAAGTGTTGGCAGTGAGCAGAACGGTGTGCGGAGTGTGTATGGTTCTGAGGGCGACGACGCAACTGCCGACGACGTGGACCCCAAGCGGCTGTTTCGGACGCCCTCGATTGACGACATACGCTGGTTTTATCGCAACGGGGCGTTGGCGTCCACGATTGTTGATCGGCCTGTTGATGATGCGTTCAAGCATGGGTATTCGGCGGTGGACACTGCCGATGACACCCAACAGTTTTTGCAGGACATTGAGGACACTTATCGCAAGGCCCATCGAAACGCACGGCGTGATGGGTTTGCATTGCTGTGGTTCAGACTGCGCGACACGGGCAGTGAGTGGGAGCCGCCTGAAAATGTCGATGGGATTCACGAAGTGAAGGTGTTGACCATCGACGACCTCACGAACCGCAAGCCGATTGCGTTCGAGGAGAAGTTGACGGCGGGCAACGCGCAGAACATCATGGACCCCGATGCGGGGCAGTCCGTATCGAGCACGGAAGCGGTGACGGCATTGGGTGACTTGATACAGCGGGCTGAGGAGGCCAACCCGAACCTGAACACGGACAGTGTGGAGGACACACGCCTGCCGCGTGACGACACTGATACGACCGTGGGGCGGAGTTCCAGCCGTTGATGATTCACCCACAGCGTGTGTTTCACATTACGTGGCGCGGTGATGTGGATGGCGACGTGGGCGACCGCACCTGGGGTGGCTACGAGGGTGATTCGGTCCTCATGCCGATTATCCACTTGCTACGGTCGATGATGAAGGGCAACTGGGCAACCATGCAGTCGTTGTTCAGGCACTCGGCTCCGTTGCACGTCGTCAGCTATGATGAAGGCACTGACGAGGCCAAAGTGGATGAGGCCGAACAGCAGATGCACAATATCAACACCAAGTCCTCGATCATGGAGCCGCCTGGATTCGAGGTGCGTTCGATTGAGAAGATTCAGCAAAACGAGGTTGAGCCATCATACTCGGTGCTGTTCGACCAAATCTGTGCGGCCACGGAGATGACGCGCAGTGTGCTGTTCGGCACGCAGGCTGGCACGGTCAGCGGGTCTGAGGTTGACATTAAAAACTACTTCAACAAGATTGAACGCCTGCGTCGGAATCGCTATGAGAGTGAACTACGCGACTTGGTGAACTGGTACAGCGACTACGACGCAAATGATTATGACCTGAACAGTGGGTTGGAACTTGAGTGGGGGCCACTGTTCAAGTTGTCTGAACTGGACCGTGCGGAGGCAATGGCACGGCACGTCCAGTTGGTGTCGCAGGCACAGACCAACTTCGTCATGTCGGATGCAGAGGCACGGTCGTTTTTGCAGGAACAGTGGGCTGAGTGGACAGATGTGGACTTGAGCGGCATCTTGGAGGATGATGAGTTTGAACGGTTGTACAATATCCTCGGTGCGTCAGATGGCTCACTGAGCGACATTGGTGGCAACCCGCGTGTTGGGCAGAATGGCGGTGGGATGGAACAGGGCCAGTCCACGGCCAGTGAGGACCCGTCCTCGGAGTGACGCACACGACGGTGTGCCTATAAGCCTGTGTGGGCGAGAGGCGTAAAAACGAGTGGTACATGGAGGTGACTAATACATGTTTGAAGCACTACTCGTCGCGGCACAGGTCGGGTCGTCGGTCGACGTTGGGCAGCTTGTGCTGCTCGGTGTCGGAGGTGTCCTTGGCCTGACGCTTATCGGTGCGCTCGGACAGTTCGGCCTACAGTACCTTGGCATCCGCTCGCTGAACAACCAGTTCCAGCTTGGAATGCAGGGCGTGGTGGGCATCAACAACCTGCGTGCGGTTGACGAACAGCAGGATGATGGGTCCGAGGGCGGTAACTAACTGACCTGCAACATCACGGCGGTGTGGTCACTATCCATTTTTATACTAACAGAAACATGACAGACACAGACGATACTGAGACGGATGCAGAGGCGGGTGCGTTTGGGCACATCAAACTACTCGAACAGGTCGTGGCAGACCACGGTGAAGTGCACGTTGTCATCGAGGAACACGATGCATGGGAACATGGCACGGAGCTGGAGGTGCGGCAGGGCACGGCCACCTTCGATTACGAGCATGAGACGCTTGTCGTTGAGGGTGCTGACACGACACACTTCGTGTTGATGGACCGCATCGTGCGGTATTACCCGCCGACTGAGGCCACGCACTGAGACTGCACCCCACGGCCATCCTACACTGAGAGACAGGCGAATGAGCACAGAACAAATTCGACAGGCGGGGTCTGAGCGGCCCACGTTGTATGCTGATTACATCCAGGTTGTCGGCAGCCATCAGCGGTATATTGATGGTGAATTGCCCATTTGGATGGATGGGTTTGCGTGGGCAACGCTTGTTCCAGGTCATCTGCGTCGGGTTGCAGTCGGCGATGAGGCAGTGGCCGTGCAGGCGCACACTGTTGTGGGTCGGGGCACGGTCAGTTCGATTGCAGAGCACGGCACTGAGGTAGCAGTCCACGTCGCACCGCACGCACAGTGAACGCAGACAGTAAACACACACTTCTCACACATGGTTGAAGGCGGCAATCAGGCATCACGGCAATCGTATTTGTCACAGTTCCAGGGTGGGACGGTCCATCTCTTGAGCAGTGCAAATGCGGCCAGTGATGCTGACACGACACTAAGCAGTGACGCACAGACGACAACGGCAAGTGGTGATTGGACGATCACACACGACAATGGGAATGGCACGAGCACGCTCGAAAACACGGACAGTATTGACTTTGGCTCACCGAGCGGGTTCGTGATCGACCAGATTGCGATACAGAATCCGAATGAATCACAGGAGTTTCTGATCGACAACTCACCGACAGGCGACACGGACCTGTCTGGTGACGGTAGCACGTCGCTGCCTGCGGGTAACGCTTCGTTCACGTTCGGCGGCGAGTAATCTAACAATATATGCCCTCAGTTGAGTACGGCCCCACGGCGCTCGTGTACATTGAGGAGACAAGAGAACAATGAGTGAAACTCATACATGGTCAACGACGCTGTACGACATTTCGTGGCAAGACGTTGGCACGGCTGTTGATTCGGTTGAGAATCTTGATAACATTAGTGGCGTCTCTCTTTCGGCTCGGTACGATACGGGTGGCGGAACCAGAGATGATGGCACAACGTTCAACACAGAAGCCGTTGTGACGGTCACGATGGAGTATTCGCTCGGGGATGGTGACGTGGCGCTTGAGAGTCTGGCAAACGCGCTCTCGAATCTGAGCGTTATCAACAAGTCTGTGCCACAACTGAAGACCGAAATCAAGGCGCGGGGATAACAGATGCCGTGGAGCAGTCTCCCTGGTCTGCCGACACCACGAGATGGCTTGGGGGTCGCAATTGACTCAGATGATAATATCTATGCGATTGGCGGAGGCGCTGATCTGGCAACGGCAGAGAAGTGGGATGGGTCATCGTGGAGTAGCCTCCCTGATATGCCGACAGGACGAACTGAGGTGGCGGCGGCATCTGACTCAAATGATAATATCTATGTGCTTGGGGGACCCCGTGCCATGGCAACGGTAGAGAAGTGGGATGGCTCATCGTGGAGTAGTCTGCCCGATATGCCGACAGGACGAAATGCTGTGGCGGCTACATCCGACTCAGATGATAATATCTATGTGCTTGGCGGATACAGTGGTAAGTCAACGGTAGAGAAGTGGGATGGGTCATCGTGGAGTAGTCTCCCTGATATGCCGACAGGACGAAGGAAATTCGGCGCGGTATCTGACTCAGATGATAACATCTATGCGGTTGGCGGGGGCGATGATCTGGCAACGGTAAAGTTCAGCGCACCCTCGCCACCTGAGCCACCAAGTAACCTGATTGCTGAGGTTCAGTAATGCCTGATGTACAACTGTCGTGGAGCCTGTCTCCGACAGGGACGAGTAATGTTGATGGTCAGCGCGTGTATCGGTCGGCAACGAGCAGTCCGTCGTTTCCGACTGATTATACGAAGATGGCGTCTGTCGGGGATAGCGTTACGTCGTTCACTGACACGGGCGTAGCAACAGGTGACTATACGTATGCTGTCACGGCCTTCAATTCGGTGGGCGAGTCAACCCCCACGACTGATACCGTATCGGCGGTGCTGGATAACACGCTTGGCTTCAGTGGTCGTGATACTACAGTTGGTGCGACGACGACAGATCGGACAAAGAATCTTACTGCAACTGTTGTAGCAACGGGGGTTGCTGACACGTCGCCTGCGCGAAGACAGACTGGGCAGACGGGGCCTGCGCGAACACAGACTGTTATTACTACGACCGTGGACACGGACGCAGGCCAGACGGCTCCTGCGCGAACACAGACTGTCGGCACCACAACCGTGGACACGACGACTGCAGAGACAGCGTTTAAACAGAGCTTTGTTATCAGCACTGGCAGTGTTGATACAGGCATTACTGAAACGGCTCCTGTACAGACGGCTCCTGCGCGGGCACAGACTGTCGGCACCACGGCAGTGGACACGAACATTGGACAGACAGCCTTTGTGCGTGCACAGGCGGTGGGCACGCAGGTGATTGACACAAGTGTTTCTGAGATAACGCCCGTGCGGGCACAGGCCATTGGCACGGTGGCTGTGGAGACAGACAGTGCCCAAACGGCAGTTGATCGGACACATGTGCCTGTCTTTCAGGCCAGGCATGGGGGTCGCAGTGACACTGCACCACGACGGTCGCGTACAGTTGCAGGGTCCCAGGTCAGCATCTCCGTGACTGCCACAGCGGTTGCGCGGGTGATTGTGCCAAACCCACCTGCGTCAACGCAGGCTGGTGTGACGGCTGATGTGGATATTGAAGGTGACCCAATTATCGTCGAACTTGGAAAGACAGACCGTTCAGGAGAGGCAGAACAATGACAGGGAACGCCGAGGTGTATGCGGGGTCAACGCGGATTGTCCCAATTGACATACAGCGGGAGCAGGTGGCGTCAACTGTCGATAAGTTAGATGTGGCATACTATTTGGTCACAGGCCCACCGAGCGTTGATGGTGAGGTGTTGTTTGAGGCAACTGACGGGGATGTGGCTGTCACGCGCACCGATGGGAGTGAGACGGCCAGTGATTATGAGGTGACGGTGCCAGCAACAGCCGTGAGTCAAACGGGCACTGCAACAGAGGAGGTGCGCGTGAGCTATGACGGTGCGGGTACAGATTGGTCAGCGGTGGCCTTACAGCGAACGGTTGAGATTTTACCAGCAGTCAGTGATGTAACGCAGTGAGACATGAATCAACTATGAGTGAGCAACAACGGCATGGCGGTGAGACACGGGCGTTTGGTGTTGATGCGGCGGTGCAGACGCCATTCGAGGTGGACGCGACTGGGACGGACACGTTCAGTTGGAGTGAGGCACAGGTTGTCCAGATTGACAATCCGCCGCACGAGCAGGCGTTTGATACAGACCGCTTTTACAAGATGCCGCTGACGGCGGCACGCCCAGTCGAGCAGACCTATCAGACACCAGACGGTTCCGTGACGATGCAAAAGCCTGCAATGGAACTTCGGCAGGCGGCGTGGTCACTGGACAATGCCCCACTCACGCTCGGCCACCCACAGTCACGCATCGTCGATGGTGTGGACAAGGTGCATGGGTTCACCCGTGCGCCACGGTGGGATGGCAGTGATGAGGCACTGCGAGCAGATGCCTACGTGCCCATCACGGACGGTGCGGCAAAGTCGTGGATTGAGGACAACGATGGTGTCTCGATTGGCTTTTGGTACAACACAGACATGGACGCAGAGGGCGTTGATGCCTACCAGCGTGACCTGTTGATTGACCACGTAGCGATTGTCGAGCAGGGCCGATGCTCGCGTGAGGACGGCTGTGGCCTCGGCGTGGACCAGGCAGATGCCGTGTCTGGCTTTCATGCGGCGGTGGGGGCTGACTGCTCGGCAGGCCCGTGCTCGTGTGGGATGCACTTGGACAAGACAGAGGCCCGTGAGGCACGGGCTGAGTACCGTTTCGAGACACGAGAGGCTGCGGCCAATGCTGCTGAAGAACTGGACTGTGCCGACGCTGAGGCCGTTGAGGACTACACCCACAGTCATGAGAAAGACAACGGCGTGACCATCTACATGCCGTGTGCGAGCCACGGCGAGTTCCGCCGCAAGTGGGGCGACAAGTTTGGTGACGAGTACCAGTACGACACAGACGATGAGGACAATGATAATGCCTCAACGGAGGGTGATGGCTCGGATATTGACATTAGCGAGCAACAGCGCAAGTCCATCGAAACCATCCGTGAGGAACACAACGAGATGGACAAGTCCGAGTACAGTCCCAACATGTCAACACTCAAGAAGGTGTATAAACGTGGGGCTGGAGCCTGGGAAACGTCACATGCCCCAGGTGCGTCACAGGAGCAGTGGGCACTGGCTCGTGTCAAGGAGTTTCTGAAGGACTTGCGAAACGGCAATGCGTTGAACAGTGGTGCCGACAACGACTTGGCCCCTGATGGGTATTCCCCGCCTGGCAACGACAGTGTGGCTTCGATAGGTGCTGATGCTGAGACGTTGGAGGACATGGACCTCACGCCACCTGACAAAGTGGTGAATGCGGTTGAGGCGGGCATGGAAGCCAAAGAGGAGTATGCCGATGCAATCGGTGACTGTGGCACGGGCGTGGGCGAGTCGATGGGGCAGAAGATTGTTGATGACGAGTTGACGCCCACGATTATCGAGAACGGCGGTGACGTAGCCAGGTATTCACCTGCAAACTATCTGGACAGTCACGAGGGTGACGTAACACCCGAGGGGCCGCCAACGGAGTGGTCCGAGGAGGACTGGACCGAGCATGGCTGTGGCGAGGTTCAGCAAGCGTTGTGGGGCTTCTACAAGGACTGGTTTGCACGAAAGCAGGAACACGTCACGGAGATTCGTGAGAACAGTGGCGACCATGCTACAGATGCGGCATGGCGACCAACCACCCTGGACCGCCCGACTGAGGACCGCCACTGGACGGAGTATGACAAGGTGGGTATCGAGCACCAGATGGCGACCGAATCAGTCCGTGTCAACATGGCGACTGCCCACACGGACTTCTATGTGGCCTTGCACGATGAGGGTGCAGAGCACACACGACAGAACGTGTCGGTGGGCGAGCAGTTGGGTCGGGCAGGGCCGTTTGACGCCTACGAGGAGGTGTCGACGGGGGTTGAGTTTGACCAGCCGATTGCCGAGTCACGGCGAGTGTACGCGGTCCTGTACTATGCGACCGAGACGGGTGACATGGCAAACCCGATTGAGACACAGCAGGGCTTTGTGTTTGACAGTGCCGTGGTCATGGCTGATGACACCTCGGATGGGCGCATGTCTATCTTCGAGCAGATGGCTGATGACTATGCGGCCACGGTCCTGAACGCACCGCTATGCGCTGACGGGGCACACCTGTTGTCGACGAGGCTTGCGACTGATAGGGATGTGGCAGGTGTCTCGTTCACGGGCTTGCGTGACGGCAAGTTGGACGAGTCTGAGATTCCCAATGACGACTACGAGCAACATTACCTGTATTCCGAGGACACCAAATCGGCCTCGTCGTATCCCGTGGTAGACGGAGACGGCTACCTGCGGCGGGGCAATGTCGATGCGGCCCATGCACTTGGTGCACGCGGTGGTGTAGACAGTGATGCACACGACCGCAAGGTGATGCAACTCAACGAGGTGTTTGCAGAGTCAACGGAGTACAGTGCGCCAATCGAGACGGACGGTGCAGGTGATGCTGCACAGACAGTAACGGAGACGACACACAAATCCGAATCTATGAGTGACAATACGAACACGACTGATGGGTTCGCCATCGACGTTGGCGACCTGACTGTGGATGCGATTGCAGAGAAACACGAGGGTGTGGCCGAACTGCGTGACGAACGAGACGAACTGGCGGCAGAACTGGACTCGCTCAGTGACGAACTTGAGGCACAGCGGAGTGCCCTCGTCGACGAACTTGAGGCACTGACCGAGGAGGTTGAGTCGTACCGTGCCGATGAGCGACAGGCGATTGTGGACGACATTCTGTCGCTCACGGACGCCTGGGATGAGGACGAACTGCTCGACCTCTCCCTGGATACGCTCGAAGACCGCCATGAACTGGCCCAGGACATTGCGGCAGGTGTCGATGGGGCTGGCACTGGCGGTGGGACCACGGGCGTCGAAGCGGGCGCTGATGCGAGCAACGGCTCGGGCGACAGTGACTACGCCCCTGGCGAGGTCCTTGACCTGTCGCACACGGCGTAAGTAACAACGAGATACGCATACCAACAGATAGACACACATGGCTGCTGAACGTTACATCAAGGAGATACAGCACAGCCCCGTGTACGCAAACGAGGCTGGCGAGGTTATCGAGGAAGGCGATTTCGTCTACTTCAGTGAGGGCGACCAGAAGGCATACGTTGCCGACCCTGGGAATGGCAAGCCCATTCTCGGTGTCGTGCCACGACGTGAGCGCGGTGACGTGCTCCGTGAGCACGCACAGGACTACACGCCCAAGCAGTATGACGAGGGCGAAGGGCCTGTGCCAATCTACCAGCTTGAGGAGGCGGCAGAACTGACCCGTGATGCGGTCACGGCGGCGGTTGACATAAACCAGTGGGAGGAAGTGGCACTCGATGCGAACTTCGAGGCTGTCCCTGCCAGTTCCGCTGATGCCGTGACGGACGCACTTGGCCGTGCAATTCACTATGCGGTTGCAGGTGATGGTGTGACCATTCGCCTGGGACTGTAAGGCTGGTTCAAGTACACACATTACGATGCCAGGACAGTATGGCGACGAGACGGAGGAAACGGGGATGGACATGTCCATGCCCACGTCGAACCGTGACCAGAATGATGACACTGCAACGGTCGCTCTCGATATGATGGGGAGTGGTGAGGATGTATTCGACCGCGAGGGCGAGTCCGTTGGCAGTACCGACCGTGCCTGACTGCACGGTGCGAGACACAAATACAGTAATCTATCACACAGACAATGCCTACGAGCACGCGCAATCAGAACGAAGACACTGAGATGTTCGCGCCCGAGGAGGATGCCATGTTCGAGCGACGGGACTTTGACCGTCCTGGCATCCGCCGTGAGCTGGCCGCCGTACAACCGATTACCCTGGACACCTTCTATGTCGAGCGTGAGGACAAGGAGTTTGTCGACCCGCGTTCGATGGATATGCCGTTTGGCCCCACGGGTATGGGCGAGACGGGTGGCAGTGGCGTCGAAACCGTCCGTATTGACGGTGAGGAGTGGAAGACCGTTCGATACGTGCACGGCTTCGAGTACATGGACGAGGAGGACGTGACCAACGTGGAACTCCAGCGGCGTGCGTCACTGGAGATGTTCGACTTCCTTGCGGATGCAAACTTCCTCAAGGGGCTTGAGGACAACCGCACGGGCCAGCAGGTTCGTGAGGGCATGATTCAGCGCCTCAAGAACGAGATTCCTGACGAGCGCACCATTGACTGTTCACAGTTCGTCGATACGCCCACCGACGAGGTGCCTGAGAACATCATCAACCATGAAGCGTACAAGCGCATCAGTGGTGACGTGCTCACGCGCAGTGACCCCAACTGGGCACTGATGATTGGTCGCCAGGAGGCGCTGGCAACACTCAACAAAAAGCAGAGCACGCAGTCTGCGGGCCGCATGACCTATCGTGAGGCCATCAACATGGGCGAGGCCCGTGGTGGCGTGAACGATGACGTGCTCATCCCTGAAGAACTGCGCCTGCACACCATCCCGCGTGGTGAGGGCAACAACGTGGCTGGCATCGACAAGGAGGATGAACTGCACGTTGACCTGACCACGGAACTGGGCACCGACGAGTTGATACTCGTGCCCGACGCCGAAGTGCACCGCAACTCCGTGTTCCGTCTCAGCGAGATGCCGTCACCCGAGACGTTTGGGCCGTACCCACAGCGCGGTGGCCGTGAGGCAGTTGACTATGCCTGGCGGTACAGCCACAAGTTCGACCCCGAGAACCGCTATCCGAACGTCCGTGACTACATTCGCCTGACCAACATCAGTAGCATCTTCGACTAAGCACAGTGAGTGTAGCAGTGACATGATGTTGCTTTCGACAGGATTGCCCGAACCCGTCTCGGTCTATATGCCTGAAGCGGGTGTTGGGCTACTCACTGTGTGGGTGCTGTGGCAGGTGTATGCACCGAAGTTTGGTGTGCCAACCCGACTGGCACCGCTGTTTGAACTGCCTGAGCGTGTGGAGCGCACGGAACAGCGAATTGAAGAAACGAGTGAGAAATTCGATAATATCGACCAACGGCAGGCTCACCACATCCAGGTGTCGCGGGCAAACGCACGCGCACTGGACCCTGACAAACAGGTGACGATCAACAGCAACGAGGTTGACAGATACCTGATTGATAACGGGATTGCCGTCAGCGAGCTAACAAAGCGCGTCAACGAGACTGATACAGATGAGTGAGACTGAGCCACCGTCGTATGCCCCGACGACTGATGCCGAGCTGCACGAGATGGTGCGGGCACTCACGGGCTATGCAGACGCACCTGATGAACTGCCTGCACAGACACTTGACAAGAAGGTGCGCTTGGCAAAACTTCGCATGGCAACGCGGGTGGACGCAGAGCAAGGCGAGTGGTTCAGGGACGCGGCCTTGGGCCAAGCCCTGATTGGGTGCACCGCGATTATCGCCAAGGCTGAAGTGGAGAACTATTCGGTGAGTAGTTGGTCAGTGGGCGACCAGCAGATTCGTGTGAACGAGGCCACGCAGGAAGAATCAAGCCAGTTTCAGTTATTCAACGAGATACTGAACGAGGGCTTGCGAAACAGTGATGCGACGGCCAGTTACACACTGCGAAACACGACTGACTACATCGGGGGCCACGGTCACTGATGGTTGGTGGTCGTGTGCCGACAGGCCCGTTGCGAGCGCATGTGCGGTCAATTGCACGCCCGTACACCATTGACCGCTACCGTGGGCATGACAACGACCTGGCTGGCGGTGGCAAGCAGTACGAGACAGATGCCGTCACGGTTGATGCGTACCTGTACGATGCCACAGGAGGCCGTGACATACAGGGCGTCGGTGAGGTCGAACAGGGCCAGTTGTCGGGACTGGCAGTGGCCGATGCTGACATTCAGGTGCGTGACCGCTTCGAGGAGCGTGGCAAGCGATACGAGGTGCTGGAGCCGATACGGAAGGTGCCGTCGCCACAGCGGCCTGCCGTCATCCAGTTTCCGCTCCAACGGGTGAGTTTCGAGTCACTGTGAGGTGGACACCATGACAAATGACTTCACCCGTGCGGCACGCGACGTTGCATCACTGCCAGACAATATCGAAGATGCAGTGAACGCACAGATGCGTGTTGCCGTAGCAGCACTCGTGGCAAGCGCAAAAGCGGCACTGGCGGCCCCTGACAAGTACGGTGATCGGTCAGTCGTGACGGGCACGCTCCTTCGGAGCATCGAGCAACGTGGCGGCAGAGTCGGCCAGGTGAGTGAACCCAGTTTCACTGACACGCGACTCGATAGTTACGGCAAGCACATTGCCCGTGCAGATGCACCGTATGCCGCCTACGTTGAGTACGGCACGGGACTCCGTGGGCTTACCCAGTCACCGATGGGTGGGGCCAACTTCGATGCACCCGACGTGGCTCCGTATGGGGCCATCCGCGAGTGGATTGACCGTAAGGGCATCACCCCACGGCAGTTCGATAGCCGTGACGCACTTGCTTCGGCCATTGCTGATAGCATCACAGCGTTTGGAACACGCCCCCATCCGTACATGCGGCCTGCCTGGAACGCACACGAGGCTGACCTGAAGCGTGCCCACCGCAACGGTGTGCGACAGGCCATTCGCCGTACATTCTGACACACATGGCAACGAAACAGGACATTGAAGATGCGATACACGCTGAGTTGGTGGACCTGATTGAGACAGCTATCGGTGTGTCTAATCCCGAGCGCCATGTGCGACTGGCGAACCGTGATGGTGACACGGACGTGCCAGCCTACACAGTTGAGATATTCGAGTCGGCTGTCAACAATGGCCTTGGTGGTGGGGCATACGTGGCTGGCTTCGAGCAGAACGCTGATGGCACGACAACTGTCCGTGCAGGCCGCGAGATGGAGGCGACAGTTGATATTGGCGTGCACGCGGCTGGTGGCCGCCAACGGACTGTCAACACGTTGTATCAGGCACTCGAACAGCGATTCACCACGCTTGCCACGCGGTTCAGCACGTTCGATGCCTTGCACCCCGATGTGGACACACTGGAGGCCAACGGCAGTCAGGATATTGGCAGTCCAACTGATAACCTCGTGGGTGACCGCTATCGGCTCACCGTCGAATACGACAATGAGTATGTTCTCGGCACTGTCCCGACGATGCGAAACGTCGGCGTGGAAGTGGGCGCACCGCTCACAGAACTCGACGAACAAGACGTTTTGATTGACACAACGATTGATACAACAACAGACACATGAGCGTAAGCACCTATGACGGGCCACTCGGCCTGACAGTCAATGTCCGACCGCGTGACACGCAGGTGTCGGTCGGATTCAACAGCCGCCTCGTGTTTCTTGCACCGTCAACTGGTGCAACTGGCACGGACCCTGTGTTCATTGACGGGGCACAGGAGGCGGTCGACGCAGTGGATAATGAGACAGATGCCCTGGCAGTCCAGGCCGCACGGCAGAATGGGGCGACAGATGCGTACCTGGTCCCATACGACCCGAGTGCGACGGACGGAATTGCGACGGCGACGGAGACGGCCATCGGACTCGACCCACGGTATATCGTCCTGACGAGTGACGCACAGGAGGATATTATTGATGCACACACCGTGGTCGAGGACTTTGCGACTGACCTGGAATTGACACGGCTATGGGCACCGCTCCACGACAGTGCCGCCAGTTCACCGCTCGATGCGACCGATGTGACCAGTGCATCACCTGCGGTGGACAGTCACCGCCTCGTGCAGGTTGCACCACGGTATGCGACCGAGACGTTTGATGGGAGCAGTACACAGGCATGGCTTGTCGGGGCCGTGGCGGGCCAGGCGGCGACAAAGCCGCTTGGGGCGTCACTGGCATACGACCAGATCACTGTCGAAGGGCTGACAAGCGAGTTTCGCCCATCTGCCGTGGCCGACGTTGAACAGTTCACCGTCGTCACGAAGGACCAGGAGGTTGTCGATGGGCTGACTGCAAGTTCGTCGGATGCCTTGGGCGACGTGTTCCAGGCAGAGATTGTCGATGTGGTCACGCTCGGCGTGGCAGAGATTGCCAAGGAGTATGCGGGCAACGTCGTCAACACACCCGAACAGCGAGCCAATCTTGTGGCAGACGTTGAAGGGTTCTTGAACGATCTTGCCACCGACCGCCCACCGCTCCTGTCTGATGCAGGTGGCGGCGATGCGTATGCGGCACGGGCTACGCTCGGTGACACCGACGATGCTGTTGACCTGCTTGTGGGCATCAGCCCCGTCGACGTAATGAAGCAGATAACGGTCAACCTCAACGTCAGTTCCACAGTGACCGTGGGCGGCGTCGAGGTGTAAACAGCACACACAGTACGTACACATGGGAGTTACTTCTGACAGCCAACTCAAAGTGACGATTGGTGACGAACAGGCAGGTGGCACGCAGGGCCAGTTGATTCTCGACAGTGTTGAGGTTTCACACAGTCGTGACAACGACCCCAAACACGGTGTCGGCAACGATGAGCCACAGGGAATGCAGTTGGGCAACATCACCTACGAGGTGACGGCCTCGGCACATCTGAATGGGGCGGCGGCTGACCTGGCACGGTCCATTGAACCGTACACGCCTATCAGCGCCACCTTCCAGACGACCGAGGATGCAGATGGCAGTCTGAGCACGAACCAGTCTGAACTGTACTGGAATGACGTAACTGTTGAGGCACAGGATGGTGGTGACGTTGTGGTGTCACTCGGCCTTGATGGTGTGACTGCCGCTGGCGACCTTGATGGTCTGTCCGACGACGGGCCATCGGCATAACACCAGCAGTGACAGACACGCAGGCACAGTGCACGAGTACCTGATTTGAGTACAAGATATGTAACCTGACCGCTGCCGAAGAAGAAGAACTGCGGGAACTCGGCATGGAAGTCCAGGCAAAGCAGGCTGACGTGCTCGACAGCATGGGCGAGGATGGCTTTGCGGCCATCATGGAAGCAGGCAAAGAGGCACTGACACCAAGCAGTGCAGATATCGATGCCGCGTTCGACACGCCCAGTACGGAGCAGGAGCGGCGTTTCAACTTCGTGCCCACCACCCGTGACGAGATGCGCGAAGCACTCGAACTGGAGATGCAGACCGAGGTTGAGGAACAGCCGTATCCAATCAAGTTCATTGTCGGGCAGGCCGCCTATGCTGAATCCATGTCACTGCTTGGAAGCACGGACATTGATTCGGGAAACCCGACACGGGACGAGTAGACGACCCGTCGTTGACGCCACTGGAACGGGACACACTGGAGCATTACGCGGAGATGGACGGTGAGTTTGCCTCAATTCACGAAGCTGCCCTCGATGGCTTCGTGCGGTCACGCGCTGGCCGTGAGACGTACACGCTCCATTACAACGCAGAGGTGCCCCTGTGTCGAGACGCCAGTGCCATCACCCGCGTGCAACGGCTTGCCATCATGCGGCTTGGCAAGCATTACCGTGAACGCGAGCGCAAGCAGGCGCGGAGCAACACCCCATCACCATCGTCTGTCTCGACGCCATCAGGCCTGTGAGACAGGGCGTGTTTGACACCCACCTATGTATCAAGCAGAATACCTCGACCTCGTAACAAACGTCCGTGACGGCTTCACGGATGATTTGACACGGCTCAGTGGCCTGTTGAAAACAATTGGGACACAGGCCGATGCGCTTGACCCCATTCGCATCCGTGTTGTCGTGCAAGACCAGCAGTTGCGAAAACTGCAAGCAGACCTTGCGGCAACCGCTGGCCTGGATGGGCTTGCGAGTATCGGTGATGCGACTGACACCGATGCACTGTCCGACCAGTCACATCTCCCTGATGAATCACTGCAAGACATTTTCCGTCGCAACATGGACGAGTGGGTTGACGAGATTGGGCAGACCACAGGCCGTGAAACCCGCAGTGCCATGTCGGTCATGCCTGGTATGCTCGACCGCACGAACATGGCGAGCAACATCAGTGAGATCAATGACACGCTCAGTAACCAGGACAGTGGTGGCGACGGGGCATTGAGCGGGCTGGCAGCTGGCCGTGCACTGACAACTGGGCAAAACATCGGCGGTGTCTTTGGAGAGGTGCTATCAGACACCACCCGTCGCGGTGGCCTGGACATGGGCATGGCATTGCAAGACAGTGGCAACCCCTTCCAGGCACCTGTTGACACAATTGCTGAACGACTGCCTGCTGAGGTTGTCCTCGATGCGTTTGACCCTGAGATGTTTGCTGATGCAGCGCAGTTCCAAAGTGTTGACGGGCCTGTAGACATGGGCAACATACGCCAACTGGGGAAGTTGGGCAAACTCACAGACGTGATTCCAGGGGCCACCACGAATCTCGAAGCACTGTCGGCAGGAATTGATGAGAACAGTGCCCAGTTTGCACTCTTGAAACATCGGTTGATGAACGTGCGTGTGGGCCTCACGACGTTCTACGACCTGCTTGCGGCAGGCCTGCCGCTGATACTCACGTTCGTCGGTGCGTTGCCTGCATTGCTCGGTGGGTTAGGTGGACTTGCCGTTGCCGCCGCAGGAGCCGCTGGTGCACTGGCAGGCATCGTTGGGCTGGGACTGCTCGGTGCTGCACAGAACGAGGCGGGTGGAGCAGTGCCCAGTGCCGAGGACTTCCAAGCACTGTTTGATGGTATCGGTGAGGAGTTTGTCGAAGCCTTCCGTCCCCTGTCACAACGCCTGGCCCCGCTCATTGAGGATGGGATTGGCGCACTCGGCGGGTTCTTCGACGAACTTGCTGCCAGCGCACAGGGCCTGCTCACGTTGCGTGCAGAGACACGCGCCTTTGCAGACTTTGCTGCACAGTTCGTGACAGGCACGATGGAGGACTTGATTGCGATTGCGAACGCATCAACCCCACTGCTCGCACGGCTTGGCGAGACGATTGAGAGTCTGGACATACTGCGTGGACTGACGAACGTGCTGGCACAGGTGTTGCCACAACTGTTCTTCTTCGGTGGCCTCATCCGTGAGACAATCCCTGACCTGGTGGACTTCAGTGATGGGATCAGCCAGGTGGCCGTCGTGGTTGCGAGCGTGTTGTCTGAGATTGTCTCGTTCAGCACGTCACTGCTCTCCCTGTTTGGCATCCTCGGTGATGGCGACCGCATCCTCGGACGGCTCGTGGGGTCACTGTTAGTGCTGACAGGCACACTGTTCATCACCAGCAAGGTACTATCACTCGGGCGAAGCAAAATCCTTCAGGCAGCGGCGGCGTTCATCATCCTGAAGGTCAACGCCCTATCTTCATCGGTCAGTCTGTCGACGTTCCAGGTCAGTGCGCTCAGGTCGAGCATTGCTGCCGTGAACTTGGCAGGTGCTCTCCAGACACTTGTTGCGTCGTTCATCGGCTTGGTTGCTGCCGCAGCCCCAGTCCTGTTGTTGACAGGGCTGTTCAGTGTACTCGGGTCGAACGTACTCAATGCCAAGACGAACGTAGACGACCTGCGTGACAGCCTGAAAGACCTTGAACGCCAACGCAGTGGCATGGGTACTGAACAGGGCGTGATGATGGGCGACTTGGACCGCACGGTGTATGTGGACACGATTGAGAACCGCAGTAACGTGAGCATCGAGGGCCGTGGCAGTGAAGCCACACAGCGTGCTGAACAGGCGTCGTTCGTGACGGGCAGTGTCTTTACAGACAACTACGGTGTCTAAGGAATATGTCAGGAAACGAAGATAGTCTTGGAACAATCATCGGTGGTGGCGGTGACACTGGTGATGGGTCAGTCAGCCCGAATGACCCACGCAACATCCAGTCAATCCAGCCGACCATCACCGACGAGGAAGGGCGTGAGGTAACGCCCGTCTACGTCGAAACACTACGCAAGGTTGCGGAGAACGACAATGCCACACACCGCACACTGTGTGGCGAGACGCAGGTTGAAGCCATCGGAGAGCGTGACCTGTCAGTGACTATTGAGGGCATTCTGTTGCTCGATCAACTCACAACACTGCGAAAGATGCGACCTGCGACGAACGCACTGACGGTCATTGACGATGAGGGCACGCATCGGAACATCAATTTCTCACGGCTCACGACCGAACAGAAGGATGAACTAAACAAGGGTCGGTATCGGCTCAACGGCGTGGCAGTGACACAGCCCGCCTTCGAGTTTCAGTTACAGACCGTCGATGACCAACAGGACCAGTAAGCATAGCCATGTCAGGTACTCGTGATGAACTTGTCCGTGACGCGCCTGGTGGCTCGCCAGCGAACGTCCCCGACCACATCTGTCAGTACGAGCCTGCTGATGCTGGTGGCCGCACACCGCCTGCACGAGTCGAGGTCGGTGGCACCCGCATCCCTGTCATCAATCAGGGTATTCGCACCGAGATGCGAAAAGACGAGGCCATGTCCATCACGCGACACAGCGAAGTGTACTTTCCACGCCGCTGGAACGGCACGGACTATGCACGGGCAGTTGAAGCACTGGACCCGAACGCAGGCAACGTGTACGACCGTGCCGACATATACCTGCGCCATCACGTCACCGATGACCTCGTGTTGGCACACCGTGGCTTCGTCATGGGCAGTGGCAGTGGTGCAGAAGGCAACATCGAGCGCCGCATGACCGTGGGTGACCCAGGGCAACTGCTGTCTGCAATTCCATTCGGCAACGAATATACGGGTGACACGTCGGCTGATCGCGTCGTCCAAGACGTGATTGATGAACTGCGAGCAATGGCTGTTCCCACGGTCTTCGACAGCATTGGCTTCCGTGAACGACTCCGCACGCCCGATGGGGAGTACGTGCCGCCACTGCAATTTGACCGTGATGCACGACAACAGATTGCCAGTGCACGAGAACAGATTGACAACACCACCTTTGAAGAACAGTTTGCCGACAACCTAGCCTCAATTATCGACGACAATGCGGGCGAACTACTGGACGTGCTCGGCAACGCAACACCACCACAGACCAGTGCGTTTGTCGAAACTGTCCTTGACCTGAACGCAGATGTTGTCTCAGCACTGGCCGCTCGCGTTGAGCTTGGGATTGCACCTGGCATTATCATCCTCAAAGGGCTGGCCCGATTGAGCAACTTCAACCTCGGGTCGAAAAAGACGTTTAAGCGCAACGAGCATACTGCCGCTGACGCACTGGCATGGCTCGAACAGCAACTTGACGGCATCTTCTACTTCGACGCTGTTGAGAACCCACTGGATGAAGGAGGCATTGTCCTCGTCTACGATGAGGTGATTACAGACGACTTCGAGGCAACCCACTTGGATACAGCAGACAGCGACCGTCCCACAGATGGGCAAGTCGAAGTGTACAGAAACAATGCCCTGTCAGAGATACGCCCGCAAAATACACTGAAGGTAGCGGGACGACCAGCGACCGATGGTAACTATGCCGTTGTCACCGCAGGCCACGTCCCACTGAGTGAGCGTGCGAACCTGCCGCTGGCACCACCCGTGCAAAACGTCGATGTGGTCAACCCTGCTGTGGTTGCACGCAAGGCCAAGCAGATGTTGCGTGAAAATCTGCAAGGCGAATCGCTCGGGCAGATAACAACTGCTCCTGCACCCGTGCTCACACCGTTCAGTGTGCTGACGGCATACCCCGCCTGTGGCCCAAACATCGAACCTGGGCCACCACTCGAATACGAGGTCGAATCGCTCGTGCATCACGTTTCTGCCAAGCGGCCCGCCCGTGGCAACCGCCGCAAGCACGAAACACAACTGCGTGTGTCACTCCCAATCCGACTGGAGGACATAGACATAGCAAACGTCAGTGTCGAACAGGTGCAGAACCCACCCAGTTCGAGTGGCAACAGTTGGGTTGAGCGTGCAATCGACGCTTGGCCTGTCAACTCAAACCCATTCTTCTGATATGCGTGAGAATAATACACTGTCTCGACAGCCCGAGTACAGGAGTGATGACGACTATCGCCTCATCGAATACGGGTATGTTACTGACCGCTACCCGCGTGACAGTGATGACTGTGAGTTAGGTGCAGGTGTCGAGCCACGCATTCGTATCGAACCTCGCCTGGGACGGCACGCACTCGATGCACTCGTGCCACAACACAGTCTTGGCGACAGGCACATGCCCCGCGAAGGCGAGGTGGTCTACTACATCCGCCTGAAAGATGACCTGGGTGTGTGCCTGGGCACGCGGGCGACTGATCACGATGGGTACAGTTACGAGCGCCGCATCGACCATGCAGACACCGAGGGACTACTTCGGTGGGACGAGGAGGGCAACCTGTTACTCAACAGCGAGACAATCCTCCGTGACGATGCCTGTGAACAGGTTGATGGGCCACTGAAAACAGGCCACCTCGATGTGACAGACGGCGTTGTGGAACTGCTGTCAGAAATTGATGGCGACAGTGCCCGTCTCCAACTCGACGGGGATGAGGTCACGGTCGATGTGACACCAAAGCAGGCCGAGGGTGTCATTCGCAGACAGGAGTTGACCGAGCATCGTGAAAGCGAGGTGCACGACACACCACAGCCACCTGCAACCCACGGCGACGGAGCACACAGTGATGAGGTCGCAACGTCAAGTGAGGTAACAAATGCCGTTGATACACACACCACGTCGGGCACACATGAGCAGCCACAACCACTCACCCTCTCGAACGCGGATGGTGGCACCACCACAAGTACGACGCTGGAGGCGGGAGACAACCTGGAGTTTAACGGCAACACACTGAACGCTGCAGGCGGGTCTGGTGCGACCGAAAGTGGCGCACCAAGCGACAGTTCGTTCGTCACAACGAGTGCCGAAGCAGACCTTGCCAATTCAACACAACACAGTGCACTCACGGGTGATGACCTGCACGAGCCGAAAGCACACGATCACACGGGCAGTGCGCTGACACCTGATAGTGTGGATGTTGCATCGTCGTTTTCACCACCCGAAGTACAGTCACGGACAGACATACCCGATCAAACAACAACAGCCGTGTTCTTCGTCGAAGATGAGTCACGGCTCGTTATCCGAACAAACTAACATACACACAGACCAATGCCGACTGACATTCCACTTGCGAAGAAATCCGAAGTAGAGAGCAAAGCAGCTGACCCACACGGCAATGAAGCACACGGACCAGACTTCGTGACCAATGCCAACTTTGGCCTGTCAGAAGTCCTATCGAACGGAAATGTAGACGGCGGTAACGGCATGTTCTTTGAAAACTCCTCAGCCGTCTTTGAGAACTCGAACAGTGACGGACAAGTTGTTGTCAGCAAGACAGGCATCAATGGGACAATTGGATCGAGTCAGACTGCTGCGTATCTGAACATCGGTGGGTTCACAGATCAGCTTGTGCCACCAGAAAAATCATCAACAACCGACGTGAGCCAAGGGCTTGTGTTTAACGAGTCCAACAACAGGCTGGTCTATCGCTACGACGATACTACATCCACAGCATCTGACGCACCCAGTGAGCCAACACTGAGCAAGAACACACTCTAATTGACATGGACACCTACACTGCCAACACGTTCAGTAAAGAAGTCCGTGACGCCATCGACAGGGCACTTGCCAACGGCGTTGACCCCGAGACAATCGCTGAGGTGATGGAGTATCACGCAGACGGCATTGAATACTACACCTACGACGCACAGCGATACAACGCACCGTTCCTGGCTGACGAGACGGGTGGACCAGAGCCACCCGCCGAGACAGGCGATGGTGACTGACTGGCACACACACGGTGAGAAAAGATGGTCACTGAGTTAGAACTGCTTACACAGGAGGACCTTGCAGAGCACACACAAGCGGCTGTCCACAACCATGCACAACCCGTTGCCGTTCAAAACAGCGGTGAAGGAACAACTGTCGGACTGACACTCAACATGGGAGCCAATCTCTCAGTCACGTCTACAGACAGTACCGTGACCATTGACGCTTCGGACGGGGGCACGGTGACTGGACAAACGCTGAGTGAAATCACAACAGTGCCAATCAGCGTCAGCAGTACACAGTCAACACCGCAGTTAGTGACAATCAGTGACTATGACAGGCTTGCTGCTGTCACGACAACAATCAGTGAGCCATCGTCACTCCCGTTTTCGGTCGAGACAGAGATTGGCGTCACAGACACAGACGGGCAACTACAAGATTGCGTATTCGTCAGCGTGCCTGATAGACACTCAGGTGACGCCACAGTTGACGTGACGATGTACGAACTTGTCAACGCATGACCTACCGAACAGACATACGGTTGACAGGCGATCTTGGGACGACACTGACAGGCCGTGGTGACTTGGAGACAGTCACCGAATACGACAGTGCGCTGGTACAGCGAGCTACACTGCGCGTGATGAACGCCGTGTTCGACGACAGGGGCCGTCCGAACACACCGCAAAATGTCGAGGACGTGCGTGACAAAGCCGAACGTGCGCTCCGTACCGATGACGTGGTGAACCAGCCTGTTGACGTGTCGGCCAGTGTCAGTGACGACACGCTGATTCTCAACACGGATCTTGGCCCCGACCTGACTGTACGATTCACACTGCCATGACATACGACCCACAAGACGCTGACAGTATCGCAACCGATACTGAACAGGCACTCAGAGACCGATTGGCCGATCCCGCACTCGACGAGGTGGACGTGCTCGGTGCAATCGTCACTGCCGTCGCAGAGACACTTGCAGACAATCAGGAACAGGCCTTAGCCAACATCAGCGAAGATGCGTACCTGCTGACAGCCAGCGGTGACGCACTGGAGCGCAAGACCCGTGAGTACGGCATCACACGACGGGATGCAGTGCGGGCAACAGGCGTGGTTGAGTTTCAGCGGGATACGCCTGCACCAACCAACTTCACTATCCCTTCGGGACAGCGGGTGCAGACACCAGACGGAACTGTTGCCTTCGAGACGACTGAACAGGTCACGCTCAGTACAGGCACAGAGAGCGTGCGTGCAAACGCCCGTGCCGTCACGGGTGGTGCCGAAGGCAATCTGCCCGCAAATCGGCTGACGGTCATCCCGTCCCCGCCATCGGGCGTGCCTGGCGTCACGAACCCAAACCCAACTGGTGATCCGACGCTCACTGACACAGATGGGTCAACCCTGATTGCAGGGCGGCCACGCGAAACTGACGCCGAACTGCGTGAACGCACGCTTGATGCAGCGGCCATCGGCGGTGCCGCCACGCCAGGTGCGATTCAATCAGCCCTGCTCGAACTGGATGGGGTGCGGTCGGTCAGCATCTTCTCAAATCCGACGAACAGTACAGGCCCAAACGGACTGCCACCATTCTCAAATGAAGTCATCGTCTCGGGTGGCGACCAGACAGCGATTGCTCGCACGCTCCGTGATACAGTCTCCGTCACTGAACTGTTCCGCTTGCAGGGCGGTGTCATTGCGAACGGCGTGACTGTTGAGGCGTTTGTCAGCGCACTTGACCGAGCCGTGTCAGTGGCCTTTGCACGGCCCACCCAACTCACAATCAGCATCGAGGCAGGCGTCGTGACAAATGAGAATTATATCGGTGAAACGGCTATCGCAAACCGTCTTGTTGACTACGTGGGTGGAACAGAGGCGAATGGGGCAAGCGACAGTGGCCTCGGCGCAGGCGAAGATGTACTCGCATCACGACTGCGTGACATTATCGTGGGACCTGACACGGGCGTGCAAGGTATTGACCCTGACACACCACTGACTGTCGACCTGACAGGTGATGGCACAAATGACTTGACACAACGTCCGTCCGATGGTCTCCATGCAATCAGTGTTGATGAGAGCGAGCAGGCCATTCTCGATGCAGCCGATGTGACACTCACCGAGGTGTGATACCACGATGACTGATAACACAACAGCCCTGCAAGCAAACAATCCGAATGCACCACTCCGCTTCGACGAGGATGCACGCTTGGAAGCACTCATCTCGGCGCTTGCATCCACACTGGATGCACACGACAGCCGTGCCGAGACGGCGACAGACAACCTGTTCATCAACACGGCACGCGGGGATGCACTGGACCTTCGTGGTGAAGCAATCGGCGTGCAACGGCGTACAGGCGAGTCTGATGCCGCCTATCGCACACGGGTGCAAGCGGCCTACGCAGTCGCCCTCTCAGATAGCACAATCGGTGACTTCGCACGGATTGTCAGACTCGTCCTCGACATTGACGCATCCGAGATCGACTTGGCAGGCATCAATGGCAAACCCGCAGTGACGCTCACTATCGACCGTGGCGCACTTGCAAACACACCGCTGACGGATAGCGAGATACTGAACGCACTCGAAGCTGCCATCCCGAGTGGGCACGCAATCGAACTGGACACGACAGGCACGCTTGAACTGGACGGGCCTGACTACGTGCCGAGTGATAACAGCGGCTTGAGCGGTCCCAACACAGTTGGGGGCACACTCGGTGGCACCAAGCAAGCATAACAACACACATACATGGCTTACAACGACGACCTCCCCACATGGGGTGCGACAGGCAGCAAGCCGTCTGACGGCACGTCGCGCAGTCCTGGTGACAATATCGACGCCAGTGAATACAACTATCTGTGGTATATCCTAAACGAGACGTTTGGCGACATAGACACAGATGTGAGCAATATCGAAACGGGCGGTGTTGCTGACGACCCGCACGGCAATGAGGCACACAGTCCGAACTTTCTCGCACAAACGGACTACGACCCCGCAGGCGATATTGACTTTAGTCAACTGTTGGTGAACAACCCACACGACAATAGCGCCCACAGCGAGACATACCTCACAGATACCTACGACCCGAGCACTGACCTCAACTTCCCCACGATTCTGGAGCAGGCAGGCAATCAACACGACAATGCGGCACACAGTGAGAACTACCTGCCGACAAGTGCCTACACCCCTGGTGACGATATTGCACTGCCCTCCATCCTCGAACAGTC